TAATTCTAATGCTCCAAGTTGGGTATCAATTAACTCCCGGCGCTTAGTGGCTAAATCTTGAACGGCTTGTGCTTCTTGTGCATACCCCGACAAAATGGGGCCATCGGCATCCGCTAACTCCTCTTTTAACTTTTTAAGTTTACTAGAATTTTCTATCTGCACCTCTGCCGCTTTTGTAAGGTCGTCTGTTTTAGTTTTTAATGCTTGCGCTTTTGCTATTTGTACCTCGTACGCTTTTTCTAAACTCCCGAATTTATCGATAAGTGCTTGCTCAACCTCGGCGTGTCGCTCTGAATCCGCAATAGTTTGTTTTTTGGCGCCATTCAGCAACTCTAATCTAGCGTTAATTTCAGCTAACGCTGCCGGTTGGTCGGCTAGCTTCAATTTCAACGCTTCCTGTACTTTAATTTCTTTATTTATCCTAGCGATCACCCGATCATGCGATAAACCGTTTTTCTCCCACGCATCCGTTTTCTTTTTAAGAGATGCTAATTGAAGGGGAGTTAATTTTTCAAAATTAGCCATTTCCCCAATCATGGCACGAGTTTGGGCAACGTGTTCTCCAATCGGTTTTACCGAAGCATCCCACGCCTCTTTATTTTTCAAAACACTATCGGCTAGTGCTTTGGAGGCGTCTTTTGCTTTTTTGTTTTGTGCTGCTAACCTTTCAACTTTAGTTGCTGCGCTTTCAAAAGCGCGTGAAAAATTACCACTTAAAAAATCAGCAACTCGCCTACCATAATCTATAAGTTTCTCTAACCATTTAACAATTACTGTTACCGATAACACTACGAGAGCTATTGCCGCTATAATGGGACCAAACGTCCACATAGCAAACGCCATCGCTACGCCTTTTATAATCCCTTTAAAGGGTGCAAGGCTTGACATAAAATCGGTAACAGTATTCCACAAATCTTTGAACGCTTGAACAAGCATGTTCCAAATTGGCTCGGCTACGCTCCATAACATAAGCATTCCCGCCAGCAAGCCATCTAGCCACGGTTTAATGCCATTTTGCCACACCGCAATCGCAGCACCTTTTAGTTCTTCCCACGATGCTGCTAGCGCAGCTATGATCGGAATGGCGACCACAACTATAGCCGCGATGATTGCCGCTTTAAAACTAATCAGTGCGACTACGGCACCCCCTACAGCCGCAATAAGCGCCGGACCCACTGCGATTAAACCACCTAAACCCGCCACTGCACCGCCCACAACCATAAGGATCGAACCGATAGCAACAGATGCCACACCTATTGCGGCTGCAACACGAGTTAGGGTACCAACCAATTGCTGATTTTGTTGTACCCACTTAGTTACTTCCATCACAGCGCCGGTTATCCACTGCGTGATGGGACGCATCGCAACTTCTAGTTGCTCAAAAATAGTTATGTTGAACCCTTCGACCGCTGACCAAAATTTCTTAACGTCCCCGGTCATCGTGTTCATTTTGATAGCAGCTTGCTTCGCTGCCGAACCAAAACTATTGGTAATGTCACTTCTTAATTCTTCTAGTTTTTCCTTGCTTGTTTGCACTAATGCAAGCATCGCACGACCACCACGCTTACCGAACGCTTCGATCATGTCGCCGGCGTTCATCCCCGCTTCTTGTAGTTTGAAAATAACATCGATCATGTTATTTTGTTGACTGCTTACTTGATCAAAGGTTAAACCGTTACGCCTTAAAACAGTAGTGAGAACTTCGGTAGGCGTCGCCAAAGTTGCCATTGCTTGATTTAAGGAAGTACCCGCAGATGATGCTTTGATTCCCTTGTTTGCAAGTGCGCCTAACAACGTGGAAACAGTTTCAATACTTTGACCCAAACCAGCAGCTAACGGCGCAGCATATTTAAACGATTCCCCCATCATGTCAATCGATGTGTTTGCCTTACTTGCAGTGGCCGCCATTACATCGTTGACACGCCCTAAATCTGCGGCTTTCATATTAAAAGCAGACATAGTATCGGTAGCAATATCAGCAGCACGCGCCAAATCTAAACTACCCGCTGCCGCTAAGTTCAATACATCCCCGACACCCTCCGTAATTTCCATTGTGGACATGCCGGCCATGCCCATAAATTTCATAGCTTCGGCAACTTGGCTTGCAGAAAATTGGGTGGAGATACCCAAGTCTTTAGCCTTTTGATTTAGCAACTCAAAGTTCGATATCGTTTCGCCCCCCTTCTCACCGATATCCCACACATCGCCGATAACTGAGGCAGCATCGGCCATAGTTTGTTGAAACTTTGAGCCTTGAAGAATAGCAGGAAGTAAGGCACCCAATATAGAAGCGCCAAACGCGGCAATTTTCATGCCTGCGCCGGCAATTGCTTTACCTGCTTTACTAACCCCCGCACCAAATTTTTTCATTTTGGCAGAGGCTTTATTCAGACCGCCAAGGAGACCCTTGACATTAGCCTGAATATTGATTACTGCTTCGCCCAGTGCCATCCTTGACTATTCCTTAGTGTACAAAAACCCTTCGGGGATACGTACAGGCTTCTTTGTTTTACGTTCTTTTTCGGGTGGGGTTATATCGCGTACAAAAGTTTTTACGTCCTTTTGATCGCCCTGTGAAACGCGCATCATTGTTAGCCATAATACTGTCTTTGCATACTCTCTATTTCGTAGCGCTTCCGAATAATTCCTTAGTTGGTAAAGGGTACATTTTAAGATCGTTTTGGAAGTCCACCCGTATTCGCTGGCGAATCGGTCAACGAGTTCTGCGATGTGTTCACCGATTGACTGGTGGTCAAATTGTCCCCGAATAGATTTTTTGGCACCAGTTGGGTAAAAAGGTCTTTTAGTTCCTCCCAATCCGCTACTTCTTTGAAAGCATTAGCCCAACGCAGCCAATCACCTACGCCTAAATTTTCAAACTCGGCGGGTTCACGGTTAGTAGTAGCCGCAGCGACTAACCTAATTGCTCGAGAAGTTGCGGGAGTTTTCATAAGCGAAACAATAACGCCCATACCATCAGATGTGTCACTGGCGGTACTTGGGTCTTGAAGTGCTTGCAGCACTTCAGATAACTCCTGGCTAAGTATTAACACATCTTCTAAAGATAGTTCCCGTACCGTAACACCACCTAGTCTTTTTAGTGTGATTTGTTTCCCACTATTAACTATTCTCGTGGCTTGTTCGGTAACTTTGTTTGTCGTAGTGGTAGTCATTACTTTTTCTTTCCTCTTGCTCTAAGGCTATCGTGTAGCATATCCCGCAAAGTTTCCTGCTGTTGACAATACTTTTTTGGTTCTACTCTTGTATCACCGTTTGCATAATCAATAATTAGCTTTGCTAGATTGCGTTCATCCAAGGGGAGCAGGAACACAAAAAATATGGTTGTCCCTCTCCCTGTTTTACCTTCAAGCCGCTCTAACTTTGCATCACATTGACACCAAATAAAAGCCGCTTGGTCTATATCTTTTGTTCTAAATTGAGAGCTAACAATAAGTTCATTCTCAATTTCTTGTTTGGCCCCCGTAGGGGGTGGGGTTTCTTGCATCGTATCCATACTTTACTTTCCGTAACAATCGTAACCAGTTTAGATTACATCGGCATAAGGAATAGCGGCAGTGATTGGAGCAACCGTTAAACTAGTGGTAACAACCGAAGGCGTGTCCACGGCGAGGCCAGAAAAAGTCCACGCTAATTGATTACCACCGTTACCGGGGAGCGCACCGGGGCGAAGATCGGAACCACCGAAAGTATCGGTAGGGTCGTTACCCACCACTACGCTATTTGTAACAAGCTGCGCAGAATTAGTAACAAGCCATTGGTCGATACCGTCCAGAAGTGCCGCACGAATCAACTTTGTGGTTGTAAGCAAACCAACATTCGTCCCACTCAAAGTGAATGTCACGTTATCCGGCGTGCCTGAGAAAGACGGAGTAACTGTTAAGCTACCAATAGGGTATGTGTTACCCATAATAAAAATCTCCTGTAAAAAAAATCATGTGCAGACGTATGCACCTTGTTTACAATGCCCCTTCACGGAGCAACCTAAGAGCATCGTGTCTAACTCGCTTACGAGAAATCCACTGTCGTTTTAAAGCAGCTTGCAGCGATACCAAAACAGCCTTTAGCTGCGAGCTTCCTCGGCGTTCACCCGGTATCCTAAAAGTGTGTACCTCGGCATTGGTATTGATTCCCAAAGAAGTCAACTCAATATCAACAAAACTACCAAGTTCAGAACTAGCCATTTTGTCTCCTTTCTTATGAGTCTACAATATTACCAAATGATCCACCTGATTTTAGGCACTCAAATTCTACCTCAAACGCGGTTTCTTCTTCTCGTGTCATGTTATACTCTTTGGAATTAAGAGTTGTGACTTTGTTAAAAGTAAATGTTCGCGTACCACATCCCGGCGACTTGCCGGAAAGAACTAGCAGACTCTCCTCGACCCAACAGGCATCTGAATAACCTAAAGTTAGGTGGGTACTTCCCGACAATTGCGCATGAGGTATCATAAATGCCATACGAAGTTGTGAGAGAGTAATTTCAAGGAGTGTAGTTACAACGTACATACGCTCGGCGGTTCGTGACTTACGAACAACACCTAATTCTTGATCGGCGAAAATGTCCCGCACTTCTGGTTCGTATCGAATCGTAGTTCCACCCATTGTGTAACCCACATCCGAACCATTAACGGTTACAGTCGCCGCACCAATTATAATATTGGTTGACGTTCCCATTAGAAAAACTCCATTTGATTTTTAGGGGGTAGGACAAGGCGACGATGCCCAAATAACATCGGCCTCTACAAAAATGTTCCATACTTCCGTGTCGTTGTCTAATTCAGGCTCGCTTCGCTCTTTTAGCCTTGATGATCGTGTGCTTACTTCCCCCACCAATGATCCCGAAAAATCATAATACGATTTATTTGTGCCTGATTCATCATCAAGCAAAACTTCGATTCTATCCGCTATATCAAATGCGGTCAATTCAGTTCTGGCGTACACGTTAAAACGAAGTCGCGCAGTCTGGATAAAAGTTGCATTTTCATTGATAGGCGTAGAGGCTGTGATAGATACGCCAAGATAGGGCGTGTTATCTTTTCGAGGTGCAAAATTACGCCCTATTCGGATACGATTTGCGCGGTGCTTTGTCAACTCAACCAAACGGTCTGCGCCACCGGTATCGGTGCGTAATTTTTCTACAACTTGCTTTATTAACTGTTTTTGCTTCCCCATTTATTAACCCTCGGTACCGTGTTTCTTTTTCATTGAAGCTCGAATACGCTTAAAAGTTCCCTTCCAAAATTTATTTTTATTTGCCTTCCACGTAGGCATCAAAAACGGGTGCGCCTTGTTACCCTCGCGTTCAATAGTGTCTGCGGCTGCCTGCGCTAAAGCAATCGCTTGTGCCTCCGCATCATCACCCCTTTCACCTTTAAGAATAGTGCGGTGCATATACAAAATTAAGTTTGTAAATTCTGACCTACTGACGGATCGAGGTTTTGACCCCTCCTCTACATATATGCCATAGGCTACCCCAAAAGAGCCAAACTGAATTGTAGGTAAGCCTTCGGCTTCGGTGGCTACTTTAGAACGTACCGCTAATTTTTGTCTCAAAGCACCACTATAAATAGTTTTGTTCTTTCGTAGTAATTGTTGGCCGTAAGGGCGTAGCACCGCAAATCCCGTGGTGTACATCGCAGCGCCTACTATTTTGGGAACGTCCAGCGACAATTTAAATATTGCTTTCTCAACTCTGGACTTATTCAACGTCACCGTGATGCCACTACTTAAAGCCATTCATTCGTCCTCGTTGTCGATTTGGTCTAATTCCATAATTAAACTTGTATGGTGGAGTCCTCCACGATCATCTTTAACGTGCCGAAAAAACACAATACGATAATCGCGGATAGCTCCGGTTTGTGAAGTAACCGAATAGGCACCACCGGTCACCGTAGTAACCCAATTCAAATTAAAAATGTTATGATGCTGTTCATAATCGGTACTAAAATTATAAGTGGTTCCGGCAACCGTATCTATGAATCTCCAATTTGAACCTGCCCAATGAACCGTGTAAATATTTGCGGGGTCGTTGTTTGCATTCGCATCACTATATTTTGAATCGGCATGATACCAAATTAAAGTTTTAGCCCCCGCAGGTGTACCAATCACAACCTTCGGCGGAAACTCCCCCGGTAAACCTCCCGCCGTTTCGATGTTAGGATAAGTACCCCACGGAACAACTATAAAATCAGTACGTTCCACCCCCCGCGATACTTCTAGGGCCACGTTCCAATACCGACCGCTGGCCGATCCAAAAGCCTCGCGCTCGTCTTTGTCCGACATAGTGGTAATGCGACATTTTCGGCTAGAATAAACAGTGCTATTGGTAAGCGTTATTCCACCAAAACCATCATCACTTTCTATCTTCCGAACAACAGAAATGTTTTGATTAAATTCACGGATCGGAATACGCGATTTCACAATGCGCCCCCTCCGCTATCATGCTCGGTAGGAACCACTAAGAACAAATCGATGTCGTTGTAATGTCTACGCAAAAGCCGATCAACTTCAACTAGCCCAGTTTCTTGACCACTAACAATCCCAGAACCGGATTTAAACGTAACCTGAAAATCACCCCACCCCGACTGCATAATTTCAGAGGGGGTCTGATTTGTTGATCCCGGTTTTAGCCGTTCCAAAGTTAAAAGAATAGTTGCTCGTTTTATATCGGCAGGGACCGCAGAATGACCCCAAGCACCTATGATCTGAATATTTTTTTGACCTTTAGGCCAACGTCCCCCCGTACCAAATCGCCGGCGAGGTGTATCACCGCTAAAACTTCGGGCGGTTTCAAGATAAAACGGATACGCTTTGTAGTCGGTATTTTCAACAAAGGTATCCAGTACAGTTGAGCCATCTAAATCTAATTCTTTTACGGATGTGATGGTTAATAATCTCGCTTTAACCTTTGGAGAGAAAAATAGCTTTACATTTCCCAAACCATCAAAATAATGAGTTGCATTTTTTGAGTAAAAAATGTCCTCGCAAATTTCATCGATCATAGCTTCGGCAAAAACTATCTCGGCAGTAATTTCTGCGGCAGTGTATTGCGTGAGATCAATTGTAGACCCATCGATTTTGAATCCTGTAATGTCTGCATTAACTGCATAATTTCCCATGGTGTCCCCTTAGTGTCCTAGTTCTTCAACTGTCCAATGCGAACGATGCAGCATTACTTCAAATGGCGCGGGGCAATTACAACGCAACGCGTGCCTTGCCCTATGACAATCTTCCTCTGAGCCAGCGTCTAAAATGTATTCCTTACCAACCGTAGTTAAACCTTCAATCTCTACGTTAGGAATCGCTGCATCGCTAGACACCGAATACAACCTGCCTATCATTTCGTCAAACTGACTAAGCAAGCCACTAGAGTTTTCATCGTAAACCCTAAGAGTACATTTGATCTGGTGAGACATTTTTTATGTTTCCAGTGTGTGAACGTATGCGGAGCCACTACTCGAAAGACGCTTTGCAGTGATCTTTTTTATACCTCGCGGTCGTATGGTAAAAACTGCGTAGCTTACAAGTTGGGAACCATAGCCAATCATCCCAAGTTTCACATATTCGCCACTGGCATGTAGACCGTCAACGTGAACGTGTAAGTCTTGGCCCGGCCCAAATGTGCCGTTCATAATAAACACAGATGAAGCACCTTGGGAATCTTCCCATATAACTGTCTCGGTTGTCGATACGGAAATGTCACCCGCACTGAATGTTGCCATTTTATTACCTGCAATCTCTGCGAGTTGTGTAGTTAGTTGTGATTGCTTTTTCGGTTACTCCAAACGAAAGCGTGCAAGGGTAGCCCCCGCCAGCCGAAGTCCTAGCCCACACTTCTTTTATTCCGTTCGGACGAAGCGTAAAGGTGTTATCGGTAGTCACGCCAATAACCGGTGCAAACAAATAGGCCCACTGTGCGTATGCTATCCCAGTCTGCCCATCTTCAACGCGATGAATGCCGGGAATCCAAACAAATCCAAACTGCGCAGCGTTAGATGTGTTCTTAACGGTCACGGAAGTTGCGCCATCGGGAATCGACATAATTTTTACATTACCATCCCCCGAATCAAAACTAATTTGACCGGCGGTTCCTCCATACGCTCCAACTATTGCCATTGTCTAGCTCCTCGGGTCAATAGAGACAACGCCATAAAGCAGTTCGGGGGTCGCCGCTGTTGATTTTGCAGTTGCCGATTTAATACCAAGCGGGGCAATCGTAAATTCTGCGATATGGGAGTTTCCCGATCCCTTGGGGGCTAGTCGGTAATACTCGCCAGCAGCGTGTAGCCCTTCCACGTTTATATCAATCGAATTTGACGAATCATTATTAACGCATCGAATCGTAGTTACGCCGTCAGCATCGGAAAAAAATCCCGCTGCCGCTGTTGACGTTGTGAATGTGCCGGCGGTTGCCATCTTGTTAGTCTCCGTTTGTTTTTTTTATTTGTTTAACAATCCACGAAACATCATTAGCAATTTTAATTAAAAGATTTTCATTCTTATTTACATCGTGTTCAACAGCCGCTAACCTTGCTTCGTGTTTATTTAGTTGGTGTTGGCTTACACCGTAGCTAGCCGAAATAGAAGCAAGAACTACCAAAACAGTGAACACAAAAGCAAGCATCTCCCCGTTTAATAATCGAAACGATTTAGCTGACATGATGTATCATCCTCGGCCTAAAATTTCTCGGATTGCTCTTTTTATATTTTCGGGATGGTTTGCGTTTACAGTTGCTTCGATCCCGCCGGGCGTAATTATTTTTACCTTGTCGTCGCTTACTTCAACGAAGATATCAAACTCGTCGTCGTATTCTGGATAAACATCTAAAATTTCAACTCGACAACTCTGAGCAAGAAAATTTGCAATAACGTCCGTCTGCGCAGTAGCACCGCATATTCCAATTTGTAATTGATTTGCAGGAGTTAAATCGCGAGGCATTTCTAGTTCCTCTATTATAGGGATTTGGCAGTTCCGTAGAACATCGTTTGCTGTCATGGAATTTGAACACCTAGACCCCACCGCACAATGCGATTTTAAAGTTCTAGTAGGATATGCCCCCAACGCGGCATAACAATCTAATCCCCGCATCGATGGGTACATACCAATTACACTTTCGGAATCCGTAGTAAAGAATAAAACTAGCCCCTGGATGCCTAACAAACCGCAAACGTGCGCAAACCCTGAATCACATCCTATAAAATAATCTGCGGAATCTGCAATTTGTTCTACTTGCCAAACTAGATCATCGGAAGTGTCGCTTAATTTAGTTATTCTATCGTCAGAAAAACCGTACTCATCTTTGGTACCTATCCACACAACATGGTATCCCCAATCCCTCAACTTATATGCTACATTTTTCCATTTTGCATCGTCCCATCTTCTATTGGGGTTACTTGCGGATGGGTGAATGTGTACTGATTTTTTATCTGTCTTGGATTTATCCTTCCGCAATATTGACTTAAATCTACCGGGACTTAAATTCAATCCGATGTGGTTACTTAATAATTCATAGTATTTTCCCTTTCGTATTTCTTTTGAGTTGTTAATTGAAAATGCAAAATCGATAATAACTTCAAACGAGTTTCGTACTTGAATCTGATTTAGTTTCACGCCGGGAATAACCGTGTCAACGCCCTCTAATTTTTCGATTAGGGGGACATGATGAGGCATTACACAAGCGGTAATATGGCAATCCTTTTTTTTTAAGGCAAGTGCTGCGCCTCCCACTGCCATTAAAACATCACCTACACCCCCGGTCCACTTCAAGCAAATTTTCATACCGGTCCAATCGTCCGGTAGTTTGTAATTGGGGGCGTCCGTTTGTGGTAGCGTGTCGAATCCCCGCATATATCCCCCACACAAAAAAAGACTAGGCGGGACGTTAAAACGCGCCCGCCTAGTCCTAAAATTGACGGACTTAGACTAGCTAAAATTAACCAGTGTAATCGTTGCCGCTCATTGCCACGTTGTTAGCAATAACCGCAAGCTGACTATTTTCAACCTCGAAATCGACGCGGAAATGAATAGTCACTTCCCAAACATCGGCGCGGGGCTGACGATCAAACTCAATCGTGATGTCACGTTGGACAAAATAAATCAAGTTTTGAAGTGGCGTTAGCCAAATCTGCGAACCATCTACACCGGCTGTGCCATACGTCAAATCTTCGGGCATCAAGGGGACTTCCAACATAGGAATTCCCCAAGGGCCTGGAGCCAGTCCTTGACTCAAAGCAGAATCACCACCAGCAGTCTCGCGGTCACTCCAATCAAGTTTCCACTTGTCAAACGGTCCCGATGGAACCACCCAAACATAATTAGGCTTGGCTGCCCGATAACGAGACGGAATCTGTCGCTTCATGTCGTAATACAAAACTTTAGAAGGCGCTGCGCCGGCAGAATCGATTTGCTGTGCAGCCGGAACGCGGCCAGTAAGAATGGATTTCCAACCATCATTTACACCAAGAAGATTATTCTCGGCAGTCTGGGCGTCACCAGTCGATAAAGAGTCATCACCTTCAATGGCAGCCAACTCCGTATCGATGGCAATTCTTTTTGAAAACATACTTAGAAGCGTGTCACGAATTCCGGCGCGCTCCAAATTGTCTTCCATGAAATCGGTTTTCAGATCGAACGCACTACGATATTTTTCGCAGTCGTAAGTCACAACCGATTCAGTGGGGACTCGTGTTGATGCGCTGCTTGTGGTGTGCGCACCTTCGGTGACAATCGTTCCAAGATCGAGTTTGTTGATTTCGCCTTTGTTACGATTGGTTCGTACCGTTCGGCATTTTGGTAAAAGTACAGACTCATTGACAACGAGGTCAATAAATCGATTCGCTTGCTCCCGATTGAGAACGCTATTGGGCAAAGAGGACGAATCAACCGCGCTCTTGCTCATAAGTTCTCGCAGCGGAAGTTTGATTTCCATATTCGACATAAATCAAATCCCTTGTAAAAAACTTCCTGAAAAAACGGACTAGGAAATTCCGCCTATGAATGGAAAGGCAGAATCAAAAACGGAATTGGGGTCGTGTCCGGCAGACTTTTCTACAGCCAACCTTTCATCTCTCCCAATATCATTGGGGGTAGCCTTGGACAAACCATCCGCAGTTTTAGCAATATCAACAACTTGATCTTGTGTAGATTTCAAGTTGTTGGCCAAAGCGTTAAGAACTCCCATAACTTCGTCGAAGTTGGCAGATTTTCCAACTTCCTGTTTTTCCTTTTCCGTTTCTTCTTTTCCGTTTTTTGCCTGTTTTTTAACAGGGGCTTTTTCCTCATCTTCCTCATCCTCATCCTCAACGGCAGCCGCTTTCTTTTTAGCTTTTTTGGCTACCGGCTTTTCGTCTTCGTCTTCTTCCTCATCCTCATCCTCTTTTGGCGGGAATGGATTAACAGCCTTCTCTACAAGAGAAGTCATACTCGTACCCATTGCCGTTAGGGATTCGGTTAAGGATTCAAATACAGGAGCTAAGGCGGTGGCTACACCTTGTGCGGTTTTCTCTGCGAGAGAATCGCCAAAGGAATCAAGGGCCTCCGCTTCTTTTGCAATATCTTCTTTTTGTGTATCGTCGGACATAATATCAGTATCCTTTGTGTTACTGTCTGGTGGGTTTAAGGTAGCGAGTTTTTCTGTTTCATCGGTACCTAAAGAACGTGTCGCCCAAGAAAAAGGGTCGATGTCTTGCTTCAGCGGTCCCGCAATCACGTGTATCCCATCGGCCATTTTCACCGTTACAAGTCGGTTGGCGTCAAAGTCGGATTGCTCGCGCTGAAAACCGTAAAATGAACCGTTTTCATCTTTTACAGAGTCGGTTTGTAAATCGTGGGTGCGAAGGTATGCGAGTGCTATATCTTCGCTTTCATACTTACTTTTTTCTAGTCTTACGCAATACACATTTAAGGGGTGCTTGCGCCCTACTCCATCGGCTGATTTAACAACGACTGCTTGGGCAGAAGTTTGATCTGGTATGTGTGTTAAACTCACCTCATACAAATCAATGTCAGTCAAGACACGCTCGGTTCGTCCCACATCATTTACACGATATGCAACTGTCACCAAACCGCGCCAAGAAAAAGTAGCTAATTCTCCATTACGGACCATTTTTGCTACTTCGTCTACAGTAACATCGGCGACAACGAATAACCCACGATCCCCCGGTTTTAAGCTGGGGATTTGAGCCTTGGGAAATGTATTGACTTGTGATTTTGTTTTTAAGTCAACAACTCCCCATTCATTGTCGCTTTTGATATCTGCAATTTTAACCGCGTGCATTTGCGTAGGGCGGCCTGCTGCAATACCGTTACCGGAATCATCCAACCAAAACTTATGATTAACCAACAAAGTTGGCGACACCATAAATTTCTCGATGTCAAACTCATCTGGCGGTACTACATCACCGCTTCTGTCTGATTCACTTTTCTCTACAGATGCGAATCCTTTGACGACTGCCTTATTGGTTGAGTCATCATCCGATGAAAGCGCAACTGGGGCGGTTAAGTGTAAAAGTTCCCTTCCCGGTCTTGGCATTTGTAGTCTCTCCAAGGAATTGAAATTTCGCGATAAAGTCTACCGAAAAAGGAGAAAACACGCAACCGCAGATTCTTAGGTGCCTACGTCTGCACACATTAAGGCCATTCAAAGGGGATTTCTAGCCTTATATTCTGCTCCCGTGCCTCCTTTATTTCAGATGCAAACCGGGCACGTTGTGATAGCGCCTCCTTAGTCGTAATCGAAGGTGGCTGATTAGTCATTGCCTCGATAAAAATTTTCTCGAGTTCTTCAGGCGATAACATGATTACTTATCCATCCCATCGTGTGGAAAATCTAACACGTGCCCCTTTTTTCGGGCATCCTCCAAATCACGTTCAAATTCTTTTCTGAGGGCACGGCCTTCGGGAGTTTTGATACTCAAAGGTTTTTTGTTTACAAGTTCAGTCAAGATAAGTTTCATTTCTTCCACGGTTAATTTAGTAGCCATATTATTTCTTCTTTTTCTTCCGCTTAGTTTTTCTTTTAGGTAAAGGTTTAGGGCGCTCCCCCAAATCAGCTATTCTTTGTTTTTTAAGTTGTTGAGTAGCTACCTCTAATGCAGCGAATAAAGGAGTTTCCAAATCTTGACCCTGCCTTTTTTCATATTGCGCTGTTAAATATTGCCAATACTTTTTTTGACCTTCTTTTTTTTCCTTCTTATCCATTTTATAGCGCCCCCATTTCTTCAACTTCTCGTAATTTACTCATTTTTTCAAACATAGAATAGGCTTCTCGATATTCTAGCTGTGCCTCTACTAATTCGTCGGCCTTACGCATAGCTGCTAGTTTCAGTGAAGCCGCATGTCTTCGCATAGCAACTACGTCTACGTGTAAATCATCTATAAGATATTCTAGCGCTTCTTCCGTTAAATCAAGTTCATCGTCTGCGGCATCCGATAGTGAACTTGCAGACGATGCACTTTCAGCAGCCTGCTTGTATTTAAACCATGCTTTTTCCGCTTTGAGTTTAGCCGCCTCCTGCCGCGCTTGTAAAGCCAGTGCTTGTAAGCGTAGGTTTGAATTAGTGGCTGCCTCAATTGCATCTAGTACATCTTGCTCCATTTTTTTAAGTGCTGCGGCAAGGCTATCTTGCTCCGCTTGAATGCGTGCTTTTTCGGCCACCTCCGCCTTGGCTTGTTCTTCCTCAAGGGCCTGTTTCTTTATCTTAGCCAATCGTAATGATTCTTCTTTTTTAGCCTTATCTTCTTCATTTTGTTTATGTTCTTCTTGTGCCTTTTTTTGTTCGGCAGCTTGTTTGTCTGCTTTTGCCTTTAAATCTTTTACTAGGGCCTCTTGTTTTTCTTTTTGTGTCTGCGCAAGTTTTGCATCATCTACCTTAGCGGCCTCTGCTTTTGTATGTGCGGTATCTAAATCTAATTTCTTTTTATCGGTAGCTACAACTACTTTTTCATCCAACTGTTTAACTTCTAACGCCCTATCCTTCGCCTTTTGTTCACGTAGTATTTTAGCCTTAACTATTTTGTCATCTTGAACTTTCCTTCTATTCTTTATAACTTGCAAACGCTCCCGTTTCTCGTGCGCCTTTTTAAGTTGAAGTTGCTTATGTAATTCCCTGCGCTGTAAATCTTTTTTAGCTTTAAGTGCGCGACGTTTAGACGCCTCAATTTCTTTTTGTACAGAATCTATATTTCGTGTAAGCCTTTTTTCCTCTGCAAGAGTTGTTTTTAGTGGCTTACCTCTACGATTTATTTCCGTAGCTTTTCTCTCCATTAAAGATTTCTGGTTACTTTCAATTGTGTTTATTTTTCGTGTGTTATCGTCGATGTAGATACCTTCTCTTTTAATGATACCATTCAATCGTTTAGTTTCCACGCTATCATCAACTCTTGCCATAGCTAAAGCAGCTTTTTCAGATACATTATCCAATTGCCGGGTAGCCTGCGCTGCCGCCTTATTTGCGGCTACAAGATCATTTTGTGCTGCAAGTCCAGCCGCACGCAATTCTACAGCGTTGTCGTATGCTTCAAGAAATTCGCTACCTTCGGGAGTAGTTATGCCGCGAACAATCGTTTTACCTTCAAAGTTTGATTCTACCGTTTCTATTAGTTTCGTGCCTACGCCCTGCCTCCGATATTGTGGATTTACACCAATGTATTTTATGTGTACTTCGTCACCCACTATTCGATAGTCTACCGCGCCGACCGCATTACCAACCGAATCCGTAGCTGATATTGTACCTGAGTGCCGCGTTGGGTGTAATAACCGTGGGTCCATATCACCGGGCGTTAAATCGTAAACATCATTTGACATTTTCAACTTAGCTACATTTATCTTTTCGATAGGTACTTCGGCAAGTATGGTCTGACCCTTGGCTAGCTTGCGATATGCAGCACGACTCACTTTCTCGCCTGCCGGTGTCATTTTCCCCAACTTCATGTGGGGATTTTCTTTCATAAATCGCGCTAACAATTCAGACCCGATGCCTTGTCTTTGATTCGGCTTTGTTACCCATAAACCAACAGACCCAAATTCGTTGGAGACTAATGCAATTGGAGTGTCGCCGTCAAAAACAACTCTGCTTTGGTCAAACTCAGGTACCCCTGCTTTTTTAATTTCATCGGGTGTCATTGATATGGGATTACCCTTGGCATCGCGCATTAGCTCACCGGTACTAGCATCCCCTTTGTTGTAACCTATTCGTTCGCCCGATGCTCTGACTTCATAAGTCTTGCCGTTCTTACCAACTATCTCACCAACCTTATCGGGATATTTTCCTCCAACACCGCGCTCAATGTTAATGTTTTCTAACGCCTCTGCCTTAGCTGCTTCGTAGGTATCATGTCGTCCATATTTCCGCACGCCGGTTTCATCAAAAACGTAATACTTCTTTTTGTTTGGACCTAGTTTTCCACCATACGTTACGTCAAGATTATCGGGTAGTTCTGTTAGTGGCTCTACCTCTGGTCCTACTAAATGATCAAGCCCGCCTCCCCGTTCGGTGTCGGCGTAAGCATCGAATGGAATATCTCCCGTTTTATGCTTCTTCATAAATTCATCTTCGGTCATCCCTCCTGTTACTTTTGCAGCGGCGGCGTCATCGGCAGTAGACGCAACATTATCGGCTTGCTTTGCACCCGCCACATATCGGTTACGGCCAGCGTTTCTCGTCAACAGCTTGCGATAGGTAGCACGACTGGTGTTCTCGCCTGCCTGTGTCATTTTCCCTAACGTCATGTTGGGATTTTCTTTCATAAATCGCGCTAACAATTCAGACCCGATGCCTTGTCTTTGATTCGGCTTTGTTACCCATAAACCAACAGTGCCGGATTCGTCGGAGACTAATGCAACTGGAGTGTCGCCGTCAAAAACAACTCTGCTTTTATCAAACTCAGCTAACCCTTTTCTTTTAATTTCTTCGGGTGTCATTTTCAAGGCAATTCCGTCTCGACCGCGCACTAGCTCACCACTAGCATCTACTTTGGAGTAGCCTATTCGTTTGCCCGATGCTCTGACTTCATAAGTCTTGCCGTTCTTACCAACTATCTTACCAACAATTTCAGGGTATTTTTCTGCTTTTGATACCTCTGGTCCTACTAAATGATCAAGCCCGCCTGCCCGGTAACTCCAGTCTGATGAAATATCTCCCGTTTTATGCTTCTTCATAAATTCATCTTCGGTCATCCCTCCTGTTACTTTTGCAGCGGCAGCGTCATCAAGGCTGTCGGCTTGGCTCGCAGGTATATCATCGACAATACGTACACTACCTCGTGGCTTAGGTGCCATTGGATAGGGTACGTTATCGACTTGCTGCGTTAAAGGGTTAAACGCAATTTGCCCGTCACTACTTGCCCAGACCGGTGTACCAACAAACTCTATTTCCTCTCTGACTACGCCATTTTTCGATGCCTTTGTTAGCAACTCAAGTAATCGCTCGTGCTGCTGTTCACCTTCTAAGGTAAATGCAAATTTTGCGTCTGAAGGAACCTCAAGCGGTTGTTGCAGTCCAAAGTCCCATAAGTCTACAAGTTCAGAGTGTTCATCGTCAGTCAACTTATCGAGGTTAAGGTTTGACCTGTTCATTAAACCGCCGCCTGTTTTTTTATCCGTGTACCTTACCCCCTTAGTCACAGGATCGCTTGTCTCTTGCGATACTTCTAAGAAAGTGTTTTCTAGCTTTTTAATTTTTGGATTGTCTACACCTTTTGAGTATTTAACCATCGAAGGAGCGTCATCTTGTAAACTTGAAACTGGCAGTTCGTAGGAAACAACCTCCATAGAATCATCCATAGCGGCTAGTTGGTTCGCCATTTTCTTATCGGTAATAAACCGTGTGTTATTTGGAATATCTTTTTTAGCCTGCCTGCTTTTCCAAAACGCTTGTGCATCTGGCGAATGGGGGATGTCCGGTTTGAAAACCTCCCCCGTTACTTCTTCGCCCATATCATACATATTTGTTGCAATACCCCGCCGGCGCATATCTGGTGCAACTCCTACCGCACCCTTAATGCCCACTTCGGTAGGGTCTTTTACATCTGGGCCGTAAAATAAAGTACCCACCACACGATCATCCGATTCACGGATAGCTACCATATGTTCATAACCCAAACCCTCTAACATTTCCCCCGTGTCTGCGTATGATTCATAACGAATACCATCTATCGTTTTAACTTCAGTAGATGTGCGTGAGGTAGTTCCAAATTCACCCGTTCGATTCTTATAATCGCGATTTATTGAATCCCAATTTTTTGGCTCGGATGGGATTGTAATTTCTATTTCTTTCGCAGCTAAATGGGGTGCGTCTTTCCCCGCGATAATTTCATCGCCTTCGTACAGAACCGACCGTGACGCATAATCACCATCAAGAAGTGCCTCTGACCTACCGCCAGCTAGAAAATCATCCTCATCTAAATGAGTCCTACTTCCTCGCCTTGCAAACACTACGGCATCCTCGTTTGGAACATCAACTGCTAGTATTGCCCGATTCGGTCCTAGCTCTCCCGTAGTCTCCAAATCCCAATTTGCATACGAGACCGCTTCTTCATAATCGGTTGTGTACCATCGCCCTACGCCACCCCCCTCGGCATCTAGTTTAGTCCCCCCGTACTTGCCTTTACCCCGACCCTCAATCCTATCGGGGTTCACACCTCTATACATGCGGATATGCCCGTCTGGGGCCTCATCTGGGAAAGGCACTTTTTTTGCACTCACCCGTCGCACAGTATAAACCGTAGTTGTTTCTTCAGAATCTAGGACCGCCCCTATAAAATCTTCGGCGTTATTAAATTGGGTGGCGTCTGCTTTTAACTTGGCAGCGCCTACCAATTTTTCTTCGGACGTAACCACCTTAGCTTCGGCAAAGTTTAGTTCTAATTGTGCGTTTTCGGATTTAGTTATCGCGTCCATCAATTTTTCTGCGGCCTCTTGCGCAGCATCTACCGCGTGTATTTCTGCTTGCATAACATCATCTATTTTTGCTAAGTCAGCTTTCAAAGTCTTTAAAATATCTGATTCAACCGTCTCAAAAAGTTTTAGTTGTTTTACACCTTCCCTTTTGTTTATAAGTTCAGTTGCTTCCTCCAACTGTGCCGATGATTCTCTCAGTAGCTTGTCAAAAAACGTGGGACTGCTTGCCGCATCGGCTTGACTAGGGGTAATTAAGCCGCTTCTCAAAGATGCGTCAACATCAATTAGCTGGTTTACCTCATCGTCCCATGCTTGAAACTTTCCAACCGCCACCTCTCGCATTTCATACAAAGAGTTTAAATCTTCAGGTTCAAACACGCCTTCTTTTATCCCCTGTTTTATTTTTTTAATTTGACTATTTACAGCATCAACTTTTGCTTTTACTTGTGCCCTCTCTGCTCTTGCTTTTTGTATTGCCACATCTGCCCTAACGTATCGAGCCTCTAATTCCATTAGTCGTTGCGCGGCTACGTCTTGGACTGCGGCTATGTCCCTAATGCGAGCTATTTCCTTTAATCTTTCCTCTGCAATAACTGCCGCCCGTTGCGTTTGGATGGATAGTAATTCATCGGGGGATTTTATAGCATCAAATACCTCAGAGGGGCGGAGTTCCCTGCCGGGACTTAGTGCGTGTAGTGGTCGATCAGGATTTTTTCTAAGGGCTATAATTTCTGAAGTGTGTTTAGTTCCTCTCGTTTCAGTTACCGTAACAATTCCATCATACCCCGCATCCGTGATTGCTTCGCTTAGTTCCCTTCCCGTCTTACCCCCGAATCGTTCGCTTAAAACATATTTCCAATTAGTAGCGTCTGAGTAACCCGCCCCAAAATCTACAACTAAAGGCTTTTCAAGTGTGATAATTCCTGTTTCAATTGTAGGCTGATCTACCACATTTTTAGGGTTTACAACAGTTACATATTTTCCAGATGGTTCTACATGCTGCCCATACCGTTTACCATAATCAACTGCGCTTTCTGTATTATGTGCATAAGTAAATTCAAACGGTTTTCCGGTTTCGGGAATACCCAATTCGCTTTGAACCAATTTTGTTTTAGTAGGCAGACGCACATTACCTTCGTTTTGTTGTAGTCTTTTAAATTTTTCAATACCGACAAGTTTAGGGTCAACAGAAGACGGCGTGTTTAAAGGTTGCCATTCGAGTTCAATTTCAAGATAGTCCTTTGGAACATCACTGTAGGGACCGCTTTGGTATACTTTTTTGGTTTTCTTTGTGACGGTGTAGTTACCCGCTGCCATAAACTCATCTTCATTTTGGAAGGATGCTCCCACATCATCTATCGATAACACCCGCTTAGCACGTGCGCCCGGTTTAATTTTCCAAACTATGGCACCTTCGTGGCGTGTCCCCGACTGAAACGCAAAATGAAGCGCCATATCCTCATCTCGAGTTAAGCCCGTTGTGAATTTTCTACCTCCCAACTCTATGACTTGACCGGGTTCTAAATCATCCCATGAACCTATGGAATTATACAATCGACTATTGATTAAACCATGCTGATTTCCGGTGCCCCTATACAACGCCACAGGCATGATGTCTGCTTCGGTAGCTAGCTTGTGAGCAATAGCACGTGCTTCTGCCCGTTGACGCATCATTCTTACAAGTTGAGTTTTTACGTGGTTGGCTTGTGCCGCATCGCCGGCTTTCTCAAGCGTTTCGGCATGGCGTATGTGACGCTTTACAAAATTTGAAAATGATTCGCCGACAATTTCCGTAAATCCACCCCCGGGCTGTATCTTGAGGGTATCCCCAGACCGATCAACCGTGCCCTCAAATATATCGTTGAGAGTTCGCCGTAGGCGGTCATTACCAGAAGTTATGCCCGTGGTCCCCCGCTTCGATAATAGCTCGATTGCTTCTTTCGTTGTTTTTGCTTCACCTCGTGCCCCAAAACCGCCCAGGCGAGAATTAGGGTACAAATCCTCAAATAAGGTTATGGTTTCATATTTAGGGCCGGTGCCGTCCATTGCCCATTGCTTCGCAACTTTAGTTGTAGTTAGTTCAAACATTTCGTCATCGAAATAATCTCCCACGGTTGTGGGTTTCCAATCAGGATCGAATAATTTGTCCTTTACGTTTACCTTCCGTGCTAGGGCACCATCTTGTTTTTTAACTACGACCGGCACATCTTCTATACCTAATTCTTTTGCAGCGATTAAGCGCCGATTACCATTTGTAACAAGAGCGCGGCCCGCATCGTCGATGGAAATTTCAATTGGGTCTAAAATACCGTGTTCTAAAATGTCTTTTTTAAGAGCATCTAACGATTTCCGGCCTGCACTCGAAGTGGGAGGTTTTACGTCTGCAAATTGATCTACAAACCATCGTGGTACCTCCTCTGCTTGGGTGTTGTGTTGCCACGGTTTAGGAATATCTGCGGCAGGTTTTAAAACATCGTCGGTTAAAGGTACATACTCCACTTCAATTTCTATAATGTGTTCCTCTACGCCATCGGGGATTGTAAAATTGCGTCGAGTATCCATAACTTGGGAAATGTCTAAATCGTCGATAGGTATCTCTCGTTTTCCAACTACGCGGAATTTTCCCGCTGTATAATATTCGTCTTCCTGAAGCGCGGTTAATTTTGCTCTAAGTTCACGTTTCTGTCTTAGTGCTAAGGCATACTCAGGGGTTGCCTCGCTCCCCATCTCTAAAATTCGTGAGTCGATAGCGTCGATGTCTTCAAATAGTTTTTGCGCCTTCGCCCCCGGTCTAACCTTGTACACTACGGGAGGCCAATTTTCTTCGCCTCGATCTAGCGCAAATTTTTGTGCCACCTTTGGATCGGTTGTTAGTCCCGTAACAATCGTTCGATCATTTATTTCTATCTCTTGACCTAGTGTTACTTCCCGCATATCCTTTCCCGAACGACTTATGGCACGATCACCTCGATATAAGTGCGAAGGCACTTCGTCTGTGCTGTCTAATTCGTTTAAAAATATGCGCGCCTTCGTTCTACGCTCTATAAGTGCGCCGCTTGCATTTTTAGGTAATGGTTCACCGTTAATCACCGCGTCTAAATCGCGTTTTAACATCGCGGTAGGTCTAGTCCCCTTAACTACTTTTTCACCTACTAAAATATCGTTTTGCGCTTCAGCAAAAAGTTGACTGTATGATTTTTCTTCTATCAACTCCCGAACAATTATATTTGCATCCGCATCTATAAAATCCCCCGTATGGAAAGTTTTAATCCTACTGCGATCCGTTGGAATCTGACTTAACTCAACTTCAATATATGATTTTTTTTTGGTTACCCCTACAACTTTAAATTCCCCATGCGTTGCAAATTCATCTGGCGCACCTGTTATTGTTTTTTGGGGTATTATGTCGGTGGAAAGTTTAGGTGGGATATGCTCCACATTAACTTCCAATACACCATCAATTTTTTGTACACTCTTTACTCTAAACTCCCCCGCCATTAGCATTTCGTGTGGTTTGCTTACCCGACCTTCCCCCCGTCGATATGCCTTAAATTTAGGTTCGCGCTTTATACCCTTTGGATTGTCCACCTTGAACATTATTGCGGTATCTTTCATCGGGTCATCTATACCGTAAATAGTATCCCCTAATGCCGCCTTGCGTGTCGATAATCCGCGTGTTAATACCGAATCTTGCGTAGCCATTAAATCGCTAGGTTTAACCTTTCCGGGTGTGGGGCCGTTTAGCCGTAAAAATGCTTCGGCCTTCCCGGTTGGCTGGCCTATCTCTAGCACCTTCCCCGGCACTAACAAATCGGTGTCGATGATACGTAGACCGTCTGGAAAGGGGACGTACACCGAATCCACAGACACCGGCGCACGGTCTAATTCATTAAGTAACGCCCTTGCTTGCGCTCTTGCTCGATATTCGGACACATACTGCTGTTGAAATTCAAACAGGCTGGCTCGTTCTTTAGGATGTAGTCTACCCGCTTTGTCGATAAGCTGTTGCAACTCCCGAGGGGAAACGCTCGCATCGTTGCCTTTAAGTAATTGACGCATCGCTTCTGCCTTAGTATGAGTTATTGACTCAGCAGTTTCACCATGCAAATCAAAGTATAATGTTTTTGCGTCTTCAAATAACATCCGCGTAGCTACATCGTCTGCGTCCTCAATTGTACGATAGGTAAAAGCGCCAGCTCTTAAGCGCTCATCCTTAGCATCGGGAAACAATCTATTGAGTACCTGATTTTTAGCGCGTGAATTTTCTGGCTTGTTTAAGCCCCCATCCAATAAGTCAGCAACGGTCGCTCGATCTCCCATACGTTGCGCATCAGCGCCGGCCCGAATTTTAAAAACTACACCATCGTTCGCGCCGTCCGATAGGGCATCCTCTATAGCACGTGACTTGCTAGAGGTTAAATTAGTCGTAACCTTCGATAACGTGAGGGACTCCCCCTCGCCTACTGGCAATTGTATAACGTCCCCAATGATCCCCCGCTGTGTACGTGGAAAGAAGATAGTCCCCGTGTCACTGTTAATGCCTACATATAAATTATGTGGTGTCTTGTCGGCATCGTCTAAGTGTTTTAAATAAACACGCGCCGTTACTCGATCATTTACAGTTTGTAAAGTTGCGTTTGGTGGCAACGGTTTACCTGCTAACACATCATCCATAGCAACTCGTAAAGCTACGTTTTCAGGGGATGCTAAATCTTGTTCTAAAATATATTTTGCTCTTTGCAAATGTTCCGTAGGTGTCAACTCTACAATGTCATCTGCAATAGTGGGATGCACGCCATAATCTAAGTAGTCTCGTGTTGAAGTTGGATTCCATGAGCGCTGGCTAAATGGCTCAGGAGGGGCGGCTACTCTCCCCGAAGCAAGCCTTAATTCGCGATGTCGCTGCTCTGCTCTGATTAGCGTATCCGTGTCCTGAAGCGTGCGCATCCGCTGCCTCAACTCTCGCATCTCTTTTTCGACTCGTGAGTGCGGCCATTCTGCCCGGTGAAGTTTTTGATTTTTAGCTATCGCGTTTACTTCGTCTGATAAAAGTCCTTGCTCTCCCTTTAAGGTAGCGTGCCATCTCGCCAAATTTGTATCGGTAAGTTCTTGCGTACGTTTAGCTGTAACGCTCATCAAAACTCTATGCTTGGGGTCCATCGAATCTTGGGCGGTTTTTATGATGTACAACGCATCATTCACAACATCATCCAGTAGGTTTGGATTTTGGGCGATGGCCCGCACATCTACGCTGGAAAATCGCCTAAAAATGTCATCAACATCATCAATTGTTAAATTATATTGCGCCTGCAAACCCTTCAGTATGCGATTGTTTCTGTCCTTGTCTAACGCCGCATATTTAATTACGTTTGATAGTCGTTCATCTACTATATCGGGTACCTTGTAGGGTAGCTTTCCCAGCATTGCTTCTAAATTTTGAAAAGTTTCGGGCATAGCATGTTTTAAAATTACATTTTTTTGAGGGTCCGTATAAATGGCAACTAAATCTGCCCACGTTTCGCGCTGGTTAGTAAAATTGATTTTTAATTTATTACCTACCGTAACATTCTGCATACCTTCAAATGCGCCGTCTAGTTTAGATGCGTCTACTAATGTAAGCAGTTCTTGCCTTGCACCCTCACTTACAGTATGCGTAGCTTGAACAAAACTTCGCCTAGCCGCCGGCATACCCGACATACCGTCTGAAGGTAATTGCATGGTGTGCCCTAGTTCATGCGTCATTAACTTTCGACGCATGTCTGCGGCCCTAAACAGATCGTCGGATATAAGTTTTTCATACCGCAAATCATCCAAAGTTAGCACGCGGTCATATCGTTTCATATAAGCGCGCTTTTTGGTAATCAGTTCTAACTCTTTTTTTAGTGCTTCAAATTTTACAGCGCCCTCGGGGGTTGGCGTACCACCCAACATCTCAATGGCTACTTCAAACTTATCTACCCTAGTCTGTAGTTCATTTAGTTTTGAAATGGCGCGCTTTCTACCCTGTAAGCCTATTAAATCGGGGTCAAATAGATGTTCTTTACTAATCGCAATGGGTTTAATTTTGCCATCTACAACACCATACGCATAAATTTTATTATCATCCGATCTGGCTATAAAACCTACCGCATCGATATCTGGTAAATCAGCGCGACCTTGACTTACATTAAACTTCACACCATTGGGGGAAGGTTTAGCAATACCAACGCCCCGAACCGGTAAATCGGGGTCATAGAGTGCCTTGCTTTCTGCAATCCATTGTCGGGTTCTTTCGGGTAACAAAGAAAGTAATTCGGGGTCGTCGCTCAAAGTAGACCGCACTAAAAAATCGTCTGCCTCTTTTAAAGAAACAGGCGGTATGAAATCATCGGGGTTTAGTCGTGCAACTCTTTGTAATTCTGGAAGTTCCCGCGCCGATTTCCAACTATTGGGTATGTAGTCTGGATTTTTTCTTAGGAACGATTCCCACTTTTCTGCATCGTGAATAAAGATACGACCTTCGTCCAAAGATAAAATTTTAGTAGCGTTGCCATTTAGCGCATCGGTGGTATCCCATAGCGTAAATTTGTCCCACAATCCTTCGTCTAACGCTCTGGGAACAACTTTGCTTACTTGCTCGTGTGTTCTTTTGATAACAGCGTTAGGGACAGCACGCCCCGATTTGCGCGCTCTTTCTTCGGCACGAGCAACCGCCAGAGAAGTATCAATAGTGGCATAATTTGCTTCTACTTTATTTCCAGTTTCACGTAAGATTTTTATTTTCTCACGTAATGCCCCATACCCACCATCACCCGTACCGTCTATGAGTGTGTTTTGATTTCTGCGCATCGACTCACGCACCGCAACGGTTCCAATATGCGATGACTCATCGTGAACAATCATAGCCGCTTTAGGGTCGCCCGCCTCTAACATCGTTTGATATTCGGGAAGGTAATCTTTCACCCGGTCAGAATCTACAATTGCAGTATTCACCGGGACGCCTAAATCACCCGCAGATTGTTTAACATCTAATAGGGTGCCTTTACCCGAACCCGAACCGCCGCCCATCATATATGATACTGGTTCATCTACCGCTGTTACTAATTCATTGTTTCGATTTACTGAAATTATTTCATCGACAATTTCATCATGCATAGATGTTCTGGAAGGAGTAAATTTAGTTCTTCCGTTTTCCGTGAAGCTAGAAATTCGGTGTCTATCGAATGAAGTTAAATCGTCGATCTGTGTTCCCGGTTTTGGTACCCAACTGTTGGGCCGATAGTCTGGATTTTTCCGTAAAAAGGATTCCCATTTGTCGGCATCGTGGATAGTAGTTATGCCATCTTTTTGAGTGAGAATTTTTGTGGGGGGTTTTCCCATGTTATCCCACAAGGTAACTTCGTCGAATACATTTTCGTCTACCAACTTAGGAAAAATTTTACTCACACCCTCGTGTGTACCTTTTATAATATCATCGGGCACCTTGCGCCCTTTATCTTTTGCTCTTTGTGTTGCGCGTTTAAATGCTTCGTCCATGTCGATTGTGACATAATGCGCCTCTACTCTATTCCCTGTTTTACGTAATCGATCAACGCGCCCTTGCACTTTTGCCATGCTACTATTACCCGTACCATCTAGCATTGTATTTCTACCCGATTCAATGCTTTCGTCTAATGCACGCCTCGCCACATCGGATGATTCAGCGTGAACAATAGCTGCTGCCGCATCGTCGCCATTGTCCACCATGTGCGTATATTCCGGAATCATCTCTTTTATATCGTCGGAATTTACTGTAGCTAAATTTTGAGGTAGGTCCATCTTCCCACTTCGACGGACTGTGCCTTTTCCCGCACCTGAACCCCCGCCCATCATTATCGAAACAGGTTCATCAACGGCGCTGCTGCCCTCTAAAGTAGCGACTATAATTTCATCGTGTAGCGTAGCCCGTGCGGGTGTATAAATGGGGGTGCCATCTTCAATACGGTGTGCAGTTACAAATAATTGCTCGGTTGTCTCCCGTGTTCTAAACGCATCCACAATAGCCTGATCCATTGCTTCAACCTGCTCTAGTGTCTTAAAATCTGTGATATTCTCACCGCGTAGTACCCACGGATTAGCACTTTTTAAAGGCATCGCCTCTACTTCGTCGATGTTCTTGATTAACTCAATAATTTGTGCGTCTTTAATTACGCTTTGCCCCGTACCGCCGGTAGGGACCACTTCAAATTTAGCGGCATCCCAAAAACTATCCTGATTATTTAAAGTTGCAATTTGTTTTGCTACGGATCGTTTAGGCGTAGCAATATTAAAATCAATTGAAACTTTACCATCGGGCATTTTAAAGATGCCAATTTTTAATTGTTGACCTGCGGGAACGTCTGCAAGTTCGCGATAAATAGCTTCATAATTTCTAAGTAAACTCTCAAATTGTCCCGATGCAACCTGCTCATGCGTAAGATTAAAACTCTTTAAAGTTGTGATGGCATCGGTGCCCTCATACACGGTCCCATCCATATTGAAAGTAGCCCCAAATACTTCACCGGTGGTGTCCCCGTGTATTT